AATCGTGGCGATCGAGGATGTGGGCGAGCACGAGGTGTACTGCCTTCAGACCGAGACGGAGAACTACGTTGCCTACGGCTACATCAGCCACAACTGCTACGTGTTCTGCGAGGCGTACATGCTGCCCGGCATCGAGTGCTACACCGGGGTCGCCCAGAACCTCCGGGCGCGCAAGGGGTATGCGCTGTTTGCGACCACCCCCGACCGCCCCTGGGTCGGCGAGCTACACGAGCGCGGCCACGGCGCCCTCCCCGACTGGCACTGCACCTGTTCGGTCCCGGCGAGCGTGAACCCGTTCACCTTCGACCAGGCCGCGATGGACCGGGATGACCCGGACCTCGGGGGCCTGATGACCAAGGAGCGGTTCGCGATTGCCTACCTGGGGCGCCTGGGCGACTACGTGGGGCGAGTGTTCAACTTCCAGCGGGGCGACTCCAGCTACCTGTTCACGCCGGAGAAGCACCCGCAGCTCTGGGTAGACCCGGCCAAGGGGGCGACGCTCGCCAACCTGCGGATTCCCGAGACGTGGACGGTGATGGGCGCCGCCGATACCGGCGCCTTCATCAGCGGGCTGTTCGTCGCGTTCGACCCGGACGGCAACGCCTACGTCCTGCTGGAGATCCCCAACTACCGCTACGTCGCGGGCGAGCCGGAGGTGGACCAGCAGATGTCGATCCCGCGCTGGGCCATGCTGACGGGCGGCGCGATGGCGCAGTACCGCGTGCGGGGCCTCTGGGCCGACGCGAACAGCCAGTTCAAGCGCGAGCTGATGGTCCACCACGACATCCGGCTGCTCGCCAGCGCCGCCAACCTCGAAACCCGCACCGAGATCACGCGGGAATACCTCCAGGCGCGCAAGGTGTGGCTTGCGCCGTGGCTGGAGGTGCTGCCCTTCGAGCTGGAGGTGGCGCAGTGGCCCCCGGAGGCGACCGCGACGGGCAAGTTCGCGCGCCTGAAGAAGCATGACCACACGCTCGACTGCCTGGAGCACATTCTCGCGCGGCGCCCGCGGGGTTACACGGTTACGCCCAAACCTAAGCTACTCTGGATCGAGGAGTTTGCGAACCGCCGCCTGACCGACCGGGGGCGGCGCGATCCCCACCTCGGGAGACAGTGAATGAGCAGACAGGAGATGACTGAGCGGGTTGTCGCACTGGAGCGGGCCGTGCGGGACCTCTCCCGCGCGCTCGACTTCGTGATGAGCACCGCGATGGTGACGATCCAGACGCCCGCAAATCGGTTCGCGATCCATCCGACCCCGCCTGAGACGGTGCCGCTCAAGGAGCTGTATCGGCGCGTCAGCCAGGCCAGTGTCAACCGGAGCACTCCCCGCGGCCCGCAGTCGTGACCGCGCCCGTGACCGACGAGGCCACGGTCCTCGCCGAGTTCACGAAGGACTTCAAGCGGCTCCAGCAGCAGAAAGCCAAGCCGAACGGCGGCGTCGAGGCGCGCACGCTCCTCAACATCGCGATGGACCTGGGCGAGCACTACGCCACCAGCCAAGACCGCGCGCTGACGCTGCCCGACCTGAGCGCCGACGCCGAGGCCAACAAGCTGCACCTGGTGTTCAACCTGATTGCCCGGCGCAAGTCCAAGCTGATTGGGCGGCTCTGCGCGCTCGGGGGCGTGTACCGCGCGACCCCGGACAAGCGGGACCCCAAGGCGTTCGCCGACGCGAAGCTGGTGGATCGGCTCATCAAGGCGTTGGACAAGAAGCTGGACCAGCCCTCGCGGGACCGCGAGATCTTCGACTGGCTGCTGCGGGGCGGGACGGCGTTCGAGTATGTGCCGTGGGTGCCCAACGCGACCCTGGAAACGATGCCGCAGTTCGACGAGAGCACCAACGAGCTGCTGTACCGCGACCTGATTGCGAGCCAGGGGCAGGAGGACCCCGGCGTCATCATCCCCGAGTCGCAGGTTGAGGCTCTGGTGGCACAGGGCCGCGCGCCCGAGTCCTTCGAGGTCTACGAGGAGGTCAAGGAGGTTGGCGAGGTCGGGAGCGAGATCCTCGGCCCGCTCAACGTGTTCGTGGACCAGAGCGTGCGCTCGATTGCGGACTTGGCCCCCGACCAGGCCGTCTACATCGCCAAGTTCCGCACGCAGGGCTGGATTCGCGAGAACTACGGCGACGCGGCGGTGGATGGCGACCCGGACAAGGGCATCGACCCGCTCGCGCCCGACCGCGACCTCCAGATCGTCACCACCACCATCAACCAGAACGGCGCCTCAGTGGCCGGGGTCAGCCTGAAGGACATGATCCCGCTGATCCAGGGCAGCGTCGGCCCCGACGACCCGCCGATGAACCTGGTGATCGAGCGGTACCAGCCCGCCTCGCGGCAGTGGCCGCGCGGTCGCTACTCCGTGTTCGTGCCCGGCAAGCGACTCCTCTACGACGGCGAGAACAAGTACGAGGAGGTCCCGCTGGTGGACTTCCACTTCGAGCCGGTCACGGTGGACTTCTGGACGAAGGACTTCATCACGGACCTGATCGCGCCGCAGCGGTTCCTCAACAAGCGGATCTCCCAGCTCGGCGAACAGTCCAACGCGAGCATCTACGACAAGGTGCTGCTCGGGCCGGGCCTCCACGCGACCGACATCCCCTCGGACTATCCGGGCTTCGTCGAGGGCGGCGTCGCGGAGAACGGCCAGCCCCTGGTCCAGCGCCTCCCCGGTCCTCAGCTCCCCGGCTGGTTCATGGAGTCGATCGCGCTGGTGCTGAAGCTGACCGATGACCTGTCAGGGGGCAACGACCTGTTCCAAGAGCACAAGTTCCCCGGCCAGCTCCGTGGCCCCCTCGCGGTCCCGATGCTTCAGGAAATCATCGACACACAGTGGGGGCCGCTCTATCAGCACATCGGCGAGCGGATGGCGCGCGTGAAGCAGATGCGGATCAACCGGGTGAAGCAGTTCTACCCGGCGATTCGCACCCTGCACTACGTGGACCGCGACCAGCGCGACGAGGTGCTGGAGTTCCACACCGAGAAGGTGTTGCGAGCGGGGACCAGCTACGCCATCAGCGTGGACCGCAGCAGCCTGCTGCCGGAGCTGCGGGCGCTCAGGGAGGCCCGCGTGCGCGAGCGGCTGGAGAGCCCGCTCAACGTCCTCTACATCGACGAGCGCACCGGCGCCCTCGACAAGTCCAAGGTGGCGGAGGATCTCCACTTTGGCGACCTGGGGCGCGAGTCGCGCGAGGCGCAGTACCGCAAGCTGGGCGCCGAGATCGTCAGCTTGCTGTGGAGGGGGGAGCCGATCCCGCCGGTGCTCCCCTTCTACGACCACGCGGTCATGCTCGACGAGCTGGAGGCCGCGATGGCGACGACCGAGTTCCTCCGCGCCTCGCCCCAGGTCCAGCAGGCGTTCATCCAGCGGTGGACCGAGCACAATCAGTTCCTCCAGCAGCAGGCGCAGGCCCAACAGCAGGCGCAGCAGGGCTGGATGATCCAGAACGCCGTCGCCCAGGCCACCCAGCAGGCGGCGGCACAGGCGGCGGCGGAGGCGGTCGAGATGGCGATGGCGCAGCTCCAGGCCCAGGTCCAGCGGGCGCCCCAGGTGCCCACTGAGGTGAGTCAGGCCCTCTCGCAGGCGGCGACGGCGCGGGTGGGGGCGGGGGCGCGACCCCGCCAGGAGTAGCAATTTGGCGGTTGGCGGAGTTGGTTGTATTCTGAACCTAACCACCTCGCGGGGTGAGCCCACAGCACGGTTCGCCCCGCGCGACGGAGGCCGATGGAATGAGCGGCTGGGACTCGGGGGCACCCGAACGACCCAGCGGCGAGCCTCCTAAGCCAGTTCGCAAAGAAAGGGAAAGCGATGGGTGCTGAAGGTGCGATGCCCGGCTCGATTGCAGCCGGAGCGTCGGATGGCGGATCGGCGACTTCCGGCCAGCCCGTTGGTGGCGGCGCGGCGGTGAACGAGCCCGTTGGAGGCACTCCCTCCGACGCGATTGCACTCACCCCCGACAGCCTCATCCGGGTGCCGGGCCAGGACAAGCCGGTCAAGTACAGCGACTTCATCGGCGGCTACGTTCCGAAGTCGGACTTCACCCGCGCGCAGCAGCGCGTGGCCGCGGAGCGAGACGCCCTCCAGAGGCAGTTGCAGGAGCAGGAGCAGCGGTTTGCGACCGCGGCTCGCGCCCTCCTCGCGCGGCTTCAGGGCGGCGGCACCGCGCCGGGCGCTCCGGGCGCTCCGGGTGGCGCAGGGGGCAACGCCCTCGACGCCATGCTCGCGGGGTTGGAGTCGCAGCCCTACGTCGATGGGGCCACGGCGGCGAATCTGTTGCGGAATCTGGTGCAGCAGAACGTGCTGCCGCTCGCGACCGCCCTCAAGCAGCGCGATCAGGCGCTCAAGCTCCTGTTCGAGCGGCTCCAGGCGATCGACGGGACGGTCGGCCAACTGCGGAACCAGACGACCAACGAGGAGTTCCAGGCCAAGCTCGCCAAGGCGCGGAGCGATCTGAG